AAATTTATCCGGAAATGATCTTACCTTTGCAAACTGATATAATCCCTTTTTGTTTTGATAGGGAAACACCAAGCATGTTGTATCTTTTTTAACAGATCCAATGTACTGCCTAGTAAATTTTACACCGGCTTTGTCTGCTGTTTCTTTTGATATTCCTCTGCTTGATAGGTATTGCAAACTGCCATTATTCTCTTCAATATCATACCAATTGCTAGTCATTCTAGTGCTTATTTGAACAACATTATCCTCTTCCATTGGCTGTCTCCTCGTTCTTTTATTTTCATCGTTGAACTTTACCCCACCATCTTCTCCACAATGCCAACAATAATACATAACAACATCGTTGCTAACTTTTAGCGACAATGTTTTTTGGTCTTTTTTCTTTCTTGTATGGGAACAGAATGGGCATATTGCCTTATGTTGCCCATCTCCTAATTTCAAGGCAACACTTTTGATTGAGTGTTTAATCTCCATATTAATCTCCTAGCTACACAACTTATAGATATTTTAAAATTTACAAATCGTCAATAGATAATATTTATAAATATTCTACATAAGGTTATATATATATATTATACATATTACAGATATTTATATATATTACATCACACATGCTCTGTTTTGAATTACCTTTCTCAGCCTTTCTCCTAAATATCTTGCGACAACATATTTGCTTGTAAGTATCTCTTCAATCATCTTTGATAGCTTTTCAGAATTAAGAGATGCCAAGTCACACACGTTTGTAAATTCATCTGATATAATCCATTGTGCTACGTCTAACTTTTCTTTTTTTGATCCTAAATATGCATCAGAAATCGCTTGGCAGATCACGTGTTTCCAAAGTCGAGACTCTGATGTGAGTTCGTGGTGTGTCTCTGTCCAAACCCCAATAAACAATTTTTTCTTTGACTTGTCTGTCGTTAACATAGATCTTTCCTTGCATACAATCTAAGATAACACTTTCATCCAAGTCCGGTCTCCTAGATGCATAGTATACAATTAACTCTACTTTAACGTCATTTTCAATAATATTTTCTAAAGTTGGACATTGTTGGGCAAATAGTTTTTCATAATCTCTAGCTTTTTGAGATTTAATAACTCCCATTTTTTTTCCAAAATTGACTATTCTCCTAGAGTTTGCCTTTGATGCCGGTTCTCCATAGACTATGAAATTAAAACTTTTATTTATTTCTATTGACATTAATTAACCTTAATATATATTTATATCAGCATAATAGGAGAATGACATGAAGATTACCAACAAGTTTGGTATGCCACAACCATTTGTGGATTTTGCCATAAACGATAAATACAGTAAAGGCAAAGCTGATATATCCATAACATCATTGATTGATAGTCCTAGAGTTAGGATTATGAAAGATGTCTACAATGAGGACATAGAGGTTGATGCTGTTGACATGGTTTGGGCATTATTTGGAACTGCTGTACACTCAGTATTAGAAAATTCTAATCAATATCCAAGGATAGGACATCCATCACAAAAGATTATTAATGAAGAAAGATTATATTCTGATCGTAATGGTTGGATTATATCCGGTGCTATAGATAGACAAGAGATTGAAGGTGGTCTTGCTACAATTGTGGATTACAAGGTTACATCTGTTTGGTCTGTTATTTATGGCAAACCGGAGTGGGAGAAACAATTAAATTGTTATGGTTGGCTATTTAAAGAGAGCCATCTGTCTAAAAAATGGAGACCTAAATCTTTAAAGATATGTGCAATCCTAAGAGATTGGAATAGAAGAGATGCAGAGAGAAAAGAAGACTATCCAAAAGCACCTATAGTTTTCGTAGATATACCCCTTTGGGATGATGATGTTATAGAAAAATACGTTTGTGATAGGATTGCCTTACATCAAGAGGCTCAAATTAATTATGATTTAGATGGTGTATTACCATTATGTTCTGATGAAGAAATGTGGAAAAAGAATGATACTTGGGCAGTAAAGAAAAAAGGTCAGAAAAGAGCCATGAAAGTCTTGGATAGTGAAGAAGAAGCTGTCAAATACATGGATTGGCATAATGAAACTGACAAAGCATATACAAAGAAAACAGATTTAGAATTAGAATTTCGTGTTGGCGAGTACACACGTTGTGGCAACTATTGTTCTGTTGCTGATTTTTGTAACCAATATAAAGAGAGGATAATATGAAAGAACCAAATACAAAACCAAAGAAAGTAACAAGAAAAGTTAAAAGGAGTGGTGTTGTGAGACTTAAACCAAAAATAATTGGCGAAAGAAAAAAAGATACATCTTTAATTGCTGATCACATTGCAGAGGCTACCGGTAAAGGAAAGCCTATTAAAAAGTTTTTCTTGTTTAGATGGATAGATTACATTGGCAAAAAATACGACAAGTTTGTCGAAAAAATGTTTGGTATGTAAGATGAAAGAAAGAATTGATTTGTGTTACTTGCCAACAAATGGATTGTGCAAGATTAATAAATTTTTGGATGACAGTTTTTTCCCAAAAGAAAAGGGAAACATTATAACTCAAGAGTTAATAACTTATGAAAAAGTTAAGAGAGGTATTAAAAAAACTATATTCCAAAGAAACTTTTTAAAGACTAAGCATTACGACAGCACAAGAACAGAAATATTATCTGTAGATTAGATCATGGATGTATTTGAGAGAAAACGTACAAACTATCTTGGCTTTTTTAAGGAGGGTGTTTTTGATGCTCTTTTTAATCAAGAACTTTATGAGCAAAAAAAAAGTTCTGCTTACTATAAACTAGGCTATCAGTTTGGTGCATTTTTATTAGAAAAATTAAAAGAGAAAGAGTTAGAAAATGAGAGATGAAGTACCGGATAAGGTTAAAGAAACCTTAAAAGAAATTGGCATGACACCATCACAAGCCGGTTGGAACTGTCATGGTACTTATGTGCTGTTACACAAAGCATTAGAAAAAGTAGCTGTACATAAGAAAATTGTATTTAGTCAGCCTAGTATTTTAGAATGTAATTCTGAAAAGAAAGTGGTCAGTTTGTTGGTCACCGGCAATATGGGAGACAAGTCAGAATGGTCTATTGGAGAGGCATCTCCACTAAACAATAAGAACAGCTATCCTTATGCTATGGCTGAAAAAAGAGCAAAGGATCGAGTGATCTTAAAGTTAGTTGGTCTTCATGGCGATGTGTATGCAGAAGATGAGGCTGATGCATTTAAAGAAGAAAGACCGGACAGCATTAAAGGTGGCACTATGGATAACGGATCTAAAGAAGAGAAAGAAGATCCACCAAAAGATGAACCACCTAAAAAAGAAATTATAGATGTTAAAGATGCACAATCAGATAAAGTTGAAAGTGTGCCGGTAAAAGAGGGTGTTGATATTATTAAGTCAGTTATCATGACCTTTATGCCGGAAGACGATATTGAGGCTCTGCGAAGATTTAAAAATATTAATGCAGAGGCTTTGAAGACGTTGAAAGAGTTGGATGCAAATGCATTTGGCGAAGTATCAACAGCCTTTATTAAAAAGGCAGATAAAATAAAATCCAAACAAATAGGAGAATAGGATGGAAAATACTTACCCACCAAGTGGCACATTATTTATGACAAGAAAGAAAAGATCAGAAAGATCTCCGGACTATACCGGTCAATTTGAGATATCTCACGATGTAGTTGAGGACTTAGCTAAACAAATGAAAGATGGTGTTACTAAGCCAATATTCAGTATAGTTGGTTGGAAAAAATATAGTGAGAAAACCGGTACATCTTTTCTGTCTCTAAGAGGGAATGTGTACGAGCCACCAATTAAGAAAGATGATGATTTGCCAAAAGAGGTTGCCAAGTCATTAGACGAACTTGATGAAATAAAATTCTAGTGGAGATTAAAATGGAAGAAGAAAAGCAAATTGAGGGAGTTAATTTTGAGGCTGTCAAAACATCAATGATGCAAGACAAGAACGGAACTAACATCAGATTAACGATACATCCTAACGATGTGCCACCACAGTTGCACAAAGATTGGGTTGGCTCTAGGTATATGGTTGTCATGGTAAAACTAAACGAAGATGGTACTCCGGAAAAAGGAGATGATGATGCCACGCATGAAGTTTAACAAAGAAAGCAACGAGGATGCTGAGTACATAACTATTGAGGGTTTGTCAAAGATGCTTATGGTAACTAGACAATCAATAGTTAAGTTAATCAACGATGAAGAACGTAACTTCCCAAAGCCTTTTCCGTTGTTAAAATCTGAAAAAAGAGAGAAGAACATTTGGAGCAAGGCAGAGGTCAAGGCTTGGTTGGAAGAACAACGAAGTCAAAAAGTTACGTAAAGTTATGACTAGGGTAAAATACGAATCGAAAGATGACCTAGACAAAGAAAAAAATGTTTTAAGACATATGTCAGATAAATGGGATATGTCTTATTCAAAGTTACCATTAACTTATAAGTTAGATTACGTCATGTATAGAAGCGAAAAGCTGTTAGGTTTTGCTGAAGTAAAATGCAGACTTAATTCAGTACATGACTTTTCTACTTATATAATATCTTTATCCAAAGTAATTATAGCCAGAAGGTTAGCATCCGTGACCGGAACTAAATCAGTTTTATTTGTAAGTTGGTCAGACGCAACCGGATGGATAGATTTCTTTTCTGACTTTGAGGTAAAGCAAGGTGGCAGATCTGATAGGGATGATTGGCAAGATCAAGAGCCGGTATGCCACTTTGATATAAATGATTTTAAAATAATTTCACACTCTGATTTATCGGCAGCCAAGAAAGAACAGACATGAAAATAGATAAAAAAGTAGAAAATGCTTATGGCATTGTTAATGGCGTAAAGAAACGACTAGATGGATACATAATATCTATTGAAGAATACTCTGAAGACGAGGTTAGTAAGCAAATAAATTATAATTGTATGGCAAATCAGTTTAGAAAGTTGGCAGACAAACTAGATAATTACAGTAACTTTAATAAAGACTTGGAAAGTTTCTTAGTAAAAAATTCTTTAAAAATGAACTTAACCTCAAAACAAGCCAAATATGATGCCAATGAAAGATTTAAAAACAAAGCAACCAACAGATTAAATGCTAGACGTAAAGCAGAAAAACGATTGCAAGTAAGTGCTTACAAGAAAGAGATTGGATGTATGGTATGTGGATACAAAGATAATCCGGATATACTACATTTCCATCATAGAGATCCTGATACAAAGATTAACAATATATCTAGATTGGTTGGCAAGAACCATTCTATGGAAAAGATAAAAGAAGAAATAGCTAAATGTGACTTGCTTTGCATTAGCTGTCATCACAAGGAGCATGGATTAAAATGAAATTATACGATGAATACAAAGAAGCATTTGTTGGAACTACTATAAGTGCTTTTAGTAGAAATCAAGTTGCATTATATGATTATGATAAATGCATAATGATATTGATGCATGACAATAAATGGAGTGAGGAAGAGGCTGTGGAGTGGTTTGATTTTAATACCATAGGTGCATGGGTTGGCGATGACACTCCAATATTCATAAATCAACATAAGATCAGCGATATAGAGGAATATTTAGATGAAGAATGATAAAGTTAACAAGCCTAATCATTACAGAAAAGGTAACGTGGAATGTATCGATGCAATTAAATCTGCATGCGAAAATGGATACGAGTATTATTTACAAGGTAATATAATTAAGTATATGTGGAGATACAGGCATAAGAACAAGAACAGTTTAGAAGATTTATTGAAAGCCGAATGGTATCTTAAAGAATTAATTAAAATAAAAAAGAAATGACTACGATAAGTCGTTCCCCGGCACGGGAAAGTTAGACAAAAACTTTACGTAAAGTTTTACTATGACAGTTCCAATGCCTACATTGCCGGTGCTATCTATACTCATTGGCTCTATTACTATCATGCAGTCTTTCGTATCCCCACACTTCTCATTAACTGAATACCCTTTTTCATAATCTCTTGTATTCTGTCTCTTCTAAGTTTTATTAACTTGGTTCTAGTTTCATCCGGTATTCTAAGATTTCTTTCTAACTCTCTGATTTGTCTAAGCAATCTATTTCTAGCATTGTCTAGAGCCTTGAACCTACCGAATATCCTAACCTCGTCATCGTATCTAGACATTAAGTTACGTATATTTTCTGCATCACCTCTTCTTCTAGCCAAATCAATTCTAGAAAAAACCGTGAATAGCTCTTTTCTCTTTTCTAAGTAATTTTGTGTATCTACTCTTTCAGACGGCTGGGTAACAACCTTTCTAACAAAAGGTATTCTATTTGCTGTTATCGCACTAAAGTCTCCCGTGGCGATGGCATTAGTAACATCAACTGACAAATTCACAGATCTACCTACAAAAGCACCTGCCCCTCCTATCACATACTCATAAAAATATTCTATTGTGTCCGGAGATACATCAATTAAACCACTCTCCACTTCATCGCCACCGGTAAAATCATTTAGTGTTTGTGCTATAAACTTAGAAACCGGTCCGGTTGTAGTCCAATGTGTATAGGCATCTGCACCTGATCTTGTAGCGTACATAGGCGTTTCTTTATATATAGGATCATTTCTATAATTTTTATTAATAAACATTTCTGCTGTTGGCTTAAAAGCAGTTGGAATAATATATGTTTCAAAGTTTTCTATCGCACCAAATGGGGACAATGTTTCCATAGTAGTCCCAAAAATACTGTCTGCCATTTGTCCAAAAGTATATTCGCCTCGTGTGTAGCGACTTAAAGCTCTGCCTAAGTTGAATGGCATATTAAGTCCATAAGCTAGTGGTATTGTAGTAAATTTCTTGTCAGATAATCCAAAGTTACCAAAAACTAAATTATGCTCTAACTGATAATCACTTAACTGATCGTAGGGGTTCATCTCATCTTCGTCTTCAGGATCTCTAAACATAGCCATTAACTGATCTTGAAGTATGCCATATACTATTAAACCACCCAATAGCTTCCTA